TTTGTGCTTGCCGCCTTCACTGGGGGCAATGCGGCGCCGGCTGGCGGCAGTGACCAGGAAGGTGTGCCCCTTCTGGTGGGTGCCCGCGATGACCCCAGCGTGGGCACTCATGGGGCCTTTCTTGAAACCCAGCTCGGCCACGTCCTGGCGGGTGGCGTGGATCTCCAGCAGCTTGGGCAGGCCGCGCAGCATCTTGCGCTTGCCCCGTTTGCGCGGGGCCCAGGGCTGACCGTTGGGGTCTTGCTGGCCCCGCACGTTGCGGGCGGCCAGCTTCTTGAGCTCGGCGGCTGCCCGCCACACCAGGCGCTTGCGCTGCTTGGGTGACAGGGCCAGCAGCTTGAGCTGCTCTTGAGTGCGGCGACTGTCCAGGGTGATGCTGATCATGGCTGGCCACCTACCTGGTGATGGCCGGTGTTGCCCACATTCAGGTCAATCTGCTCGGCCACCCAGATGTCATAGGGGGCCACCTTCCAGCGCGTGCCGAGCCAGTTGATGGGGCCTTGCTCGTGTTCCACCAGGCGCAGCGGCTCGGTAAAGGCGAGCTGGATCTCGAGATCGGCGGTCTTCTCATCGTTCGGGGTGACGGCGTACTCGGGGTCCGGCAACTCGAACTGCTCGCGGAACTCGTCATGCTCCTGCACCCAGGCGGCAACCGTGGCCAGCACGATGGCCGGATCCAGCTCGCGAAACGGCAGCTGCTCGATGGTGAACACCGCCTGATAGGTGAGCCAGGCCACGTCCACCCCGGTGGGGCCCATGTTTTTGGGCGCCAGCCGGATGGTGCCGTTCTCCATCCAGCTATCCAGCGTCTTGTGGCACTTGGCCGGCAGCACCCGCAGCAGCTCGGCGTGGAGCGCCTGCAGGAAGTAGCCCTGGGCCTGCTGCTCGTGCATGTCTGCCTGCTTATCTGTGCTCATATCAGCGAGACCCCCGCTCTGTGCTTGCCCTTGATGCTGCGCACCCGTTGCTGACTCTCGGCCAGCAGCTGGGCGCGCTGGTCTGGCGAACGCGCCAGCTGGTTGTTGGCGGTGGCCCGCTCGGTGACGCTGGCGAACTCGGGTAGCAGGGCCGCCTTGGCGCGGGCAAACACCGCGGCCAGGTACTGCTCGGTCAGGGCATTGCTGCCGCCCTCCAGGCTGGGCCCGGGGACCTCGGCGGCGGTGGTGTACCCCTTGGCCTGCAGCGCGACCTGGTGGCTCACCAGCTGCAGGTTGATTTCAGCAACGGCGGCCAGCAGGGCGGCGCCGGTGGTCTGGGCATCCAGATCGGCAGGCAGGGCGCGGCGACGTTCAAAATCGCTCACGGCCACATCCGGCCAGAAGCCGTCATTGCGGATAGTGGCGGCGCTGTAGTCGATGTCCTTGCCTGCAAACATGGCGGGCCTCGCTGATTGGTTGAAATAGAGCACCCCTGAAGCCACGCAATGGCCGCTGGGTTAGCCATAAGCTGCCCATGGCCTTCGCGCCGGGGTGCGGTGGCGCGGAGAGTCGGTTACTGCTCTGGGTTAAGCGCCCGCAGGCGCATGGCAATCTTTTGGCGCAAGGTGCCGACGCCCACCTTGCCGTGCAGCTGGTCGGCCTGGGCCAGCCAGTGATCGGCTTGCTCCAGGGTGGCGCTGTCGCCCACGGCGCTGGGTCTGGGCTGGCCGTCGTGGTCACGCAGCAGCAGGCAACCGGCGGCCTTGAACCACTTGGCGGTCAACCGCTCGTTGAGGCGCCAGTCGGTGCGCACCTTGTCAAACACCCGGGAGAACCAGGGCTCGACGGCATGGCCTTCGGCGGCTTGTTTCTCGGCCCACTCCAGCACGGTGTCGGCCACAAAGTGAGCCCAGTCCCGCTTGATGTTGTTTGGGGTGCGCTGCCCCTGGGCAATGGCGAGCTCCGCCCAGGCAATGCCGGCGTCAAAATCCCCGACATCAAAGGCCCAGATGATGAGGCGCTGAAACAGCTCGTTCTGATAGGGCTGGCCGGACTCTGCGACCGCTGCCAGGTAGCGCTCCACATAGGGGCGGTACTTGGGCATCAGCTCGTCGCGTTTCATGTTCACCCGATCGCCGATGCGCGCCAGCTTGCGCAGCCGGACCATGTCCTGATCCAGGGCAATCAGCTGCAGGTGCAGGCTGTCGGCCACCGCGCCGGTGGCCATGCCAGAGCAAGCGGCCTGCTCGGCCCCTTGCCTGGCGATCAGGCGCTGCTTGTGACGTTGACCGGGTGAGCTCATGGCTTAGTCCTGCTGCTCGGTGGTGGGCGCCTCGGCAGGCTTGGCTGCACCAATCTCGATGTCAGCCTCTTCAAAGCCGCCATAGGCCAGGTGCTCGCCCAGGGCATAGCCTTCCATGCGCCAGTACTGGTTATCGAAGCACTTCTTGTCCTGGTTATCGTCGGCCTTGCGCTTGCGGGTACCGCGCTGGGTGTAGATGTGCAGGTTGTCCAGGGTGGTGACCACCATCCGTTTGCCCGGGAAGAAGGGCGGGATGTAGGCGCGGCGCCCGGCGATGGATTCGGCCAGCTTCTGGGCGGCGATCTGCTCGCTCGGCTTGGTGGCTTCGCTGTAGAGCTTGGCCTGGGCGGCGGCAATCAGGTCGGTACCGACCAGCACCACCAAACGCGGGTCCTGGCGAAACAGCGGGTCGATGGTGGTATTGATAAGGTCCGAGGCCATCTCGTCCAGGGTCTTGTAATCGCCATGGCCGTCCGGGTCGAAGCGGATCTTCTCGCCGGCCTTGGCTTTGATGATCTGGCTGCCGTCGTTCCACTCGCGGGCAATCTGGTGCCAGCCCTTGTTGACGTCTTCACCGAGCGGGTGCTTGGCGGGATCGGTATCGTCGGCCGCTTCTATGCCGTTCCAGCCGACCCGCAGCATGTCCAGGGCAAACGCCTTGTTGATGAAGTCGCCCACCAGGCGCAGGAACTCGCCCTCGCTGCCGGCGTTGGCCCAGACGCACAGGGTCGCCCAGTCCAGCGAAGCGCAGGAATCGGTCTCGGTCAGCTCGTAGGTGTTGCCATCCACGCCGATCTTACCGTTGAAGCGACCGTTCTTCTTGCGGCCGGTGAACAGCTTGCCGATGCCCACTTGCACCACCTGGCCCTTGATCTGGTCCACGTCCAGGCAGGTGACGAGGCCGAGGAACTCGACCGAGGCGAGCAGGGCGGCGCGCAGGCCGGTTTCCACCGGACCGGTGACGCTGAACTGTTTGGCCAGGGCATTAACGGGGATGCCGTAGGACTTGGCCAGGGCGTTGCTGTATTGATCCAGGCGCTGCATGGCCTGGACGGTGAGGGTCTGACTCATGGGCCGTCCTTAATATACGGTGGGGGTATCGTCACCGCCGAGCGCGCCCGGGCGCTGGCCCGGCACTTCAACGGAGAACTTCTCGATCTGGCCTTGCAGCTCGCCGACCTTGTCGGTCAGACCGGTCAGGGTCTGCTCCAGCTTGGTGAAGCGCTCGGCAGTGATGCCTGGCTGTGCGTCCACCTTGGCGGGCTCTGCAGCCGGTGCCGTGGGCTGTTCAGTGGTGGGTTTGGTCTCCAGCTTGGTGCTGAAGCCTTCGATCTTGGTGCCAAGGCCGTTGACGGCCCCCAGCAGCAGGTCGAACTGTTCTTTGGTCATTTCCTCATCCTCGGGTTGGCTGGGGGGAGTCGTGGGCACTTGCTCGCCATGACTGGCCAGGAAGCTGAAAAACTTGGCGATCAGGCCATCGGCCTTCTCGTGCTTGGGCAGCTTGAAGGTGGAGAGATCCAGCTGTTCACTGGCACCGATGGTGTGGCCTTTGTGCTTGGTGCTGAATTTGAGGCGCGTGGTACCGAGGCTGGCCGGCTCGTCGGTGACGCCGAGGCCAAACAGGTAGGTGCGCCCGGTGTCGGCGAAGTTTTCGAAGGGTTCGATGGAGCAGAACTGATACTGGCCGCTCTGGTTGTAGTAGATGAGATCGCGATTCGGGCAGAGGATGGCGAACAGCTTGAGCTTGCCATCGACTTCCACCGTTTTGAGCGCCTGCACCACACCGAAGTTTGACCAGCGATCGTGCTCGGGCCACAGCAAAGCCGTGTAGAAATCGGGGTCGTAGGTTTCGGCCATGTCGGTGAGCCAGTCGCGGGTAATATCCCGCCCATCCACCGCTTTGCCTTCGGTGGCGATACAGACCCAATCTGTTCTCAAGGTTGTTGCGCTCATGCCTGCTCCCAATAGATGCGGGCTCAGGCTATCGGGTCGCCAAGGGGGTTTCATCCTGTTGTGTTCGGGGGGATTCGGATCCAGCGGGATATCCGAATTGCTCAGAACATCAGTGGGATAAGCGAGGGGAGGGGGCTGGCTATGATGGCGCCATCATTAATATCGATGGAGGCGCCGTGGCGTATCCCGAAGAGATCCGCAAGGCAGCAAAGGGACTCTACCTTAAGCGATGGACCCCCCAGGAGATCAAGGACGAACTGGGGCTCAACTCCTGTCGCATCGTCTACTACTGGGCTGAAAAGCTCGGCTGGCGGGAGCTGCTGACCGACGAGGCGGTGGAGGATGCCATTGCCCGCCGGGTCAATGTGCTGCTGGATCGCGAGAAGAAAACCCCGGGGGAGCAGGAGGAGCTGGACCGGCTCATCGGTCACCATGTCAGCCTCAAAGAGAAAGCGCTCAAGTGGGCCGAACGCCAGCAGGCACTCACCGCTCGCCGCGAGAGTGACGAGGAACCTGCCACTGAGCGGCCGCGCCGTGGCCGGGGCGGCCAAGATGGTGGCAGCAGCAAAGGGCGAGGGGGCAAGAAGGGCAAGAACCAGGTAGGCCACCTGACAGAGGCCGACTTTAGCGAGTGGCTGGGTACCCTGTTTGGCTACCAGCTGCGCTGCCGCGAGGCCAAGAACGACCCGGCCTTGCCGCGCACCCGCAATATCCTCAAGTCCCGCCAGATCGGCATGACCTACTACTTCGCCGGCGAGGCGCTGGAAGATGCCATTCTGACCGGTGGCAACCAGATCTTCCTGTCGGCAACCCGGGCCCAGGCAGAGGTGTTTCGCTCCTATATCTGCAAGATTGCTCAGACCTTCCTCGGGGTGACCTTGACCGGCAACCCCATCGTCTTGTCGAACGGGGCCGAGCTTATCTTTTGCTCCACCAACTCCAACAGCGCCCAGTCTCGCTCGGGCAACGTCTACATCGATGAGTATTTCTGGATCCCCAACTTCGAGCGGCTCTCCGATGTATCGAGCGCCATGGCCACCCAGAGCCACTGGCGTAAAACCTACTTCTCCACGCCATCGAGCAAGGTACATGAAGCGTACCGGTTCTGGACCGGGGATCGCTGGAAGGGCACTCGCCCAAGTCGGCAGGCTATCGATTTCCCTGGTGAAGATGACCTGCGCGACGGGGGCCGCATCTGTCCCGATCGGCAGTGGCGCTACGTCATCACCATTGAGGATGCCATACGCCTTGGCTGCAACCTCATCGACATCGAGGAGCTCAAGGATGAGTACCCGGAGGAGGTGTTCGAACGCCTGTATCTGTGCCGCTTTATCGACGATGCCCTGTCGGTGTTCAAGTTCCAGGACATGGAGCGGGCAGGGGTGGATCCGACCCGGTGGGAGGACTACAAGCCCGGGCGGCCTGACCCGTTTGGCCGGCGGGAGGTGTGGCTGGGCTATGATCCAAGCCGCACCCGCGACAACGCCACCCTGGTGGTGGTTGCCCCGCCGGCGGTCGCCGGCGAGCGGTTCAGGGTGCTGGAAAAGCACTACTGGCGCGGGCTGAACTTCCAGTACCAGGCACAGGAGATAGAGCGCATCGCCAAGAAGTTTCGGGTCACGTATCTGGGTGTCGATGTCTCCGGCATCGGCGCCGGGGTGTTTGACTTGTTGAAACCCGTGTTCAAAGGGGTGTGCCACCCCATCAACTACAGCATCGAGAGCAAGTCACGGCTGGTACTCAAGATGATCGACGTGGTGGAGGCCAACCGCATCGAGTGGGACAGCTCAGACCGGGATATTCCGCTGGCGTTCCTCGCCATCAAGCGCAGCACCACCGGTGGCGGCCAGATGACGTTTCGGGCCGCCCGCGACAACGTGACCGGCCACGCCGACGTGTTCTTTGCCATCGCCCACGCCGTGGCCAACGAGCCACTCGATACCAACCGTAAACGCAAATCCAGCTGGGTCACCAGCCAGGAGAGAAAGGCAGCATGACCAAATGACAGCAAGCACCGGCCAAGGCGGCCACCCCTTCCACCCGTTCTTCAGTGGTATTCAGCATGCCGGAAGCGGTCGACCCCACCGCCTGGATGACCGATTACACCGGGGTGTTCTACAACCCCTACGGCGAGTATTACCAGCCACCCATCGAGCGCAAGGGGCTGGCCAAGGTGGTGCGGGCCAATGCCCACCACGGGGCCATCCTGATGGCGCGGCGCAACATGGTGGCGGGACGCTTTACCAACCAGCGCACCACTGTTACCGCCTTTGCCCACAACTACCTGCAGTTCGGGGACGCGGGCCTGCTTAAAATTCGTAACGGCTTTGGCCAGGTGGTGGGGCTGCACCCGCTCTCGAGCGTCTACCTGCGCCGGCGCGAGGATGGCTGCTTTGTTTACCTGCAGCAGCAGGGCAAGCCGAACCTGATTTACCGGCCGGAGGATGTGATCTGGCTGGCCCAGTACGACCCCGAGCAGCAAGTCTATGGCATGCCCGATTACCTGGGCGGCTTGCAGTCGGCCTTGCTCAACCAGGACGCGACCCTGTTTCGGCGCAAATACTTCCTCAACGGCGCCCACATGGGGTTCATCTTCTACGCCACCGACCCGGACATGGACGATGACACTGAAAAAGAGATGAAGGAGATGATTGCGAGCAGCAAGGGAGTGGGGAACTTTCGCTCCATGTTCGTCAACATCCCGGATGGCAAGCCTGACGGCATCAAGCTTATTCCGGTAGGGGATATAGCAACCAAGGACGAGTTTGCTGCCATCAAAGGGATCACCGCCCAGGACGTGTTGACCAGCCACCGCTTTCCGGCGGCGCTGGCCGGCATCATTCCGACCAATGGCGGGGGCGGGCTCGGAGACCCTGAGAAGTACGACGCCACCTATGCGCGAAACGAGGTGTTGCCGCTGTGCGAGCTTATCCAGGATGCCATCAACAGCGCAGGACTCCCTCGCTCCCTCTGGGTCGATTTTCGGGAGAATATCGGTTCGACTGTATAAACAAACAGTGTTTGCTGTGGCAAGATAGGCTGTTGATTTGGATAGGAAAGGGGACGTGATGCGGGTTTATTGTAAAGAGTGTGGCCAGCGTGGCCGTATCACCAAGACCAATCAGCTGAGCCCGGCAGTGGCTGACCTCTACTGTCAGTGTACCGATGCAGAGTGTGGCCACAGCTGGGTGGCCACACTCTCGTTCAGTCATACCCTCAGCCCATCTTCTAGAGCGACCAGCCAATTGGTTCTTAGTTTGGTTGGTTCGTTGACTCCGGAAGGACGGCAGATGGTGTTGCAAGGTCTGGAACTATAGCGTCTAGCTAAGAACTTATCGCTTAATCCATTTGTATAAACCATAAGCCGCGGCGCCAATGGCTACCGGAGCTGCAGCAGTTATAACAAGCCCGGTCGCCATTCCTCCACCAACAACACTTCCAACAGCTGCAAGTCCTGAAGTGATGCCTGTCGCTCCAAGGCCAGCAACAGAACCTGCTGCTGCAACAGTTCCTACTGAACCAGCAGCCCCAGCCACACCACCAACAGCACCAGCAATTTTTGCTTCATCATCAGTTTTTGTGCTCATTAAAACTCCAAATATTCCCTCTTGGTGTGACAATGGAGATCGAGGGACTAGATCTCAATCATTGTGTTGTGCGCAAGCACCTTCTCGTATTATCCCTGCAACAAGGCGGGATTCATTGGGGATTATTTTCATATTTCTAAGCTTTAATGTCTACAGATTTAATACTCGTGTGATGCCCAACCATTTTCACCGGATATCTGGTTAATCTATCGACTTGAAGTGAGCGTTCGATGAAGTTCTGCGTGAGTTCTTCTTAATCTCGGCAGTCAGCTATCACCTGATGTAAAGCTGGCTGGTATGGAGGGTTAAGCTGTTTGGCCATGCCAGGGTTGCGCGATCGGTAATGCTGCCTGCGGCTATCCAGAGGGTGAGGCCCGTTCTGGCGCAGTTGATGGTGCCGCATTGATCGAAGGCTACCGGTGTGCGGCCCTCTATCCGGCTGAGCAATGATGTCTCTGATCTCTATTGCCAATGTACAGATGCTGAGTGCTGCAACAGCTGGGTGGCCACCTTGTCGTTTGCCCATACCTTAAGCCCCTCGGCCAAGGCTACCAACCAGCTGGTGATCAGCTTGATGGGGTCGCTGACACCAGACGGTCGGCAAGCGGTGCAGATGGCACTGAAAGGAATAGGGGCGCAATAGCGCCCCTGATTGTTTTCTCTCTCGAGTTATGACCGGGTTCAGCCCCGATTCAGATAACCACAGCCACTTACCATAGTTCCCTCAGCGTTACTGATCTTCGTCAAAAAATTAATCGAAATCAGCCTTGTAGATAACTTTTTACTCACTCAGATGGTCAGCGTTTGATACCCTACTCATCCGAACCCTTATCATAGGGGCATTGGGTTAGACTCGGAACCTGAACTAGATTTTAGGTGTGTAAACAAGCAAGCCAACGAATAAACTGTTAGGTAATCAATAGGGACTATTTATGCCAGTGTTTATTAGCTATTCCCATAGTGATAAGAAAAAAGTAGGTAAGATTGCAGCTCACCTTGTTAAGAATAGAGCGAATGTATGGGTTGATACATGGGAGTTAAATGTAGGTGATTCAATTCTAAACAGAGTCCAGGACGCTGTCGAATCTTCAGGTGCATTATTAATTATGCTTTCAAAAGCATCAGTTCAGTCGGAATGGTGTAAAAAAGAATTGACAGCTGGTTTGATGAGGGAGTTGTCCGAAAAAAGAGTCGTCGTTCTCCCCGTGCTTATTGAAGATTGTGAAATCCCCCTTTTTTTACGTGACAAAATGTACGCTGATTTCCGCACGGATTTTAATTTTGGTTTACAAGCTGTGCTAGATGGTATTGCAAAAGTAATAAATTCAGATCAAGGCCGTATTTTAGACGAGGATGGCTACTCTGACTGGGCGGTAGACTGGGGTTATCACGATGACCTTTTCCATATGAGATTTACCATCGTTCATTGTGCCAAAAGTGCTCCGCTTACATTTATCACTGAGGTACGGGTTTTATGCAATGAAGTCGGAACCAGAAGATATAAACAATACGAAAGCGCAGGGCTTGATTGGATTGGACGTAATATTTTTGCTGAAATGTTATTTGATATTGGTGAGAAAAAAGATATTCGAATGATTTTGGATTCTCAATTACCACAAGAACAAGGCATAACAGTTGTAGATGATAAAACGGATATGAATTTTGAAATCCATATATCATCAAGAAAAATGGGTGATGATAACGGGAAAGATCAATTGATAGACATTAGTGAATATCTTAAGGGTATTCGTCACTATATAAGAAGTGTGTCTAGGCAACCTACAGCTGAAGAAAGCCAGAAAATGATACAAATTATGTCCAAGTCAATAAATTCCTAACTAAACCGTCAATCATCGCCCAATGCTTGGTCTAGGCCTCTAAACTGTGCAGCGGTTTGGAGGCCGGTTCCGGCTGAGTTAGAGTTATGGTCTAAACCTTCGATACTTGGAAGCAAACAAGAGGTCCATCCTCGGGAACTCAGGTCTGTGCCTTCGTGCTTCCACGGTGGGGCGGTTGGTGCTGGCCTGAAACGGGTTCGGTACCTCGGGGGCGATGGCTGGTAGAGCCAGCGATGTGGGGCGAGGATGGCGTCGGCGCAAGATGGCGCAGGCCACGGCCTGCTGTTTGTCCTGTAGCATTCCCACCCATTGGCTGGCCAGCGCTGCTGGAGAATGCAGGTCACCCGATTATCCAGGCTGCGGTACTCTTCGCGGCTGACTGTCTGTTTGTTGTTCATGCCCATTCCTCGCTGTAGTCGTTCTGTTCCTGCATCCACTCCGGGATATCCTGCTTCTCCAGTTCTGCCCACATGTGTGACTGATAGGGCTCCGGCAGCATCTCTATCCAGCGGTACGCCCCGGCGTGGCCTTGTGCCTGGTAGACCTTGCCGCACAGCTCAACCAGCATCGGCCAATCCTGGTCATCAGCCGGGATCGCGTATTCATCCGTTCCGGCCTGTTCGGCTAGCTGCTGGCCATCTGGTATCCAATCAGGTTCATTAGGTATCGCTCGGCACGACTGCAGCTGGCCGTTCTCAAGCCAGAGGGTGTAGCCGTCCGCTGTGATGCTGGCGCCTGCCCGCAAACGTCCTATCGAGAAGGGCGATAACCCCCATTGCTCTGCCATCAACTGATCCGCGAACGCCGCTGGATCCGGCTGCGTACAGTTATTGTCAGAGCTCCAAGGAGCCGGGCTGTCGCCCGACTGAACCCCAACACCCCAGCCCGACGCCCCGGCGGCCTTGGTGGCCTCATGGGTGCCTGCGGGAACCACTTCCCACCCTTGCAGGCGGGTCTTGATACCCAAGCTGGCGGTGTGCAGTCCCATCAGGCGCTTGATGTCTTCGCCGTAGCAGTTGGCCTGCTTCTCAATGAGGTGGGCCAGTTTGATGGGGTGCTCGGCCCGGGTGGCCAGGGCGCCACCCATGGCGTGGAGGTAACAGCGAAAGATGCCGTTATCCGCGGCGTAACGGGCCGCCTCAAAACGTGGGTCTTGCAGCACTGGCTTGGGTGGCCCCACCAGATCGCCGTGCTTCTTGGCGTTGCTGATGCGGCGCAGCTCGCGCCATACCCCGACCGGGGCGCCGCCTATTTGCTGGAAGGTACGGATCCCCCACCAACTCGCCCAGGCAACCGCATGCATGGCGGCTTCATTTGCGGGGGCATCAGCTTCTTCGTCGTCATCCAAATAGGCACCATCAATGTTTTTGGCGATGTATTTGGCGATATAGCCTGCCGCATCGCCTTTGGTTGGATCGATCTCCTTCCAGTCAAAGCGCGGAGTGAAGTCGGTATGAGAGGGGAGCCCTTTGGGATCACGGATCAACTCTGCACGGTCATGGCTCAAGGCATACCGCTGCAGAGTACTGATCACCCGCCATTTGTCGGCAGGGCGCATAAACAGCAGCAAGTGCCAGTGTGGGGTGCCGTCGTGGTGAGCCTCGCAAACGCGAAAGCCATAAACAGGTGCATCGCCCCGTTTGAGGGCCGCGCGGGTCAGGCTCCACAATTTGGCCAGGTAGGCGCAGGTTTCGCGTGGTGTGGCGCCCTCGTATTTCTCATTTTCGACTGTCTTGCCATTGCGACCAGTCTTCCAGGCATGGAAGCGGGAAGGGGCTGTCCAGGTGAAGAAGACGCCCACATGGCCCTGCTCCTCGGCGTAGTCGTTGAACCCCCGAGCACGCACCATCATCTCGTTGCGGCGGTTGACTGGGTTAGCATTGCTGGCCTCCCAGCAATCCTTCATCGAGATCACCAGATCATGCTTGGTGTTCATCACCTCCGATTCGGCCAGCCAGCGCATCATGGCCCGTTTACGCTCGCGCACTACCTTCATGGTGGCGTTCGACACATAAGCGGACACCCCTTTGCGCACCTTGCCGAGCAGGATGTTGATGTGTTCTTGCAGACGGTCCCAGGTGCGGTTGATCCGCTTCTCCCACCACTTGGCCGAGAGCAGGCGCACCATCACGCTCAAGATCCAGTTATCACGCACCTCCTCGGTTTTGAACTCAGGCAGCTCTCCAATAAACCCCCACTGGTCTGCCGGTTGGCGGATGGCTTCCCAGGTGAGTAGCAGATCCGGCTCCTCACCGGCTTTGATGCCTTGCTCGATGTGGCGCCAGATCGCGGCCGTCTGGTTGGCGAACAGGTGGGCGACACGCTTGCGCCCCTCTTCATCGCGCATGGTATGCGGGTCGACCGGGATCGCCTGGCTCAGGCCTCGCACCCACTTGGTCCGTTCACGCAGCCAGATGTTGGCGTTGCGGCAATTGCGGCTGGTGCCATCTTTGCGGCGGCGCACGTACTGCTTGAACAGGGTCAGAGTGAGTTGTTGTGACAGACCATCAAGCAGCTGTATGGCCCAGACGAGATCGCTCTGGCCCGGGGTGCCGGTAAAGACGGGACCGAGGGCGCTGATGTCGAGGTGGGGCAGGGCGTTGGCAAGGGTATCGATGCGCTGCCGCAGTGTCCGTTTGGACAGCGGCAGCTTGGTGGTGTTGCGGATCATTGGGCAGTGGTACCTAGCAGCGAGTTGAGGCCACAGCGGCGGGCTTTGATCACCAGGGATGAGTGGGCACAGATGCGGCGGGCTGCTGCGCATTGGCGCAGGGTCAGCGCTATGGTGGCCCTTGGCCGTGGTGAGATCTGGCGGCATTCAATGAGCAGGCGCTGGTACCCACGCAGGCGCGCACTGGCGCCCCGCAGGTCTTCCCACCAAGCACCCATGCTCATTGCCATTTCAGACATCAGGCGGTAGTTCATTTGATGGTTTCTCCCAGGCCATGCATGGGCGATACATCGGTCCACCAGTTCGCGATGGTGGTCGCCAGGGCAGCTTCACCACAGCCCAGTGCCAGCCAGTACAAGGCGCGTATCGCGCCCAGTGCCAGCAGCTCCGCCACCTCGCCGTTCTCCGGGGCGATGAGGTATTCGCCCATCGCCGCTTGCCAGTGTTTGGTCAGCTGGCTGACCGGTGCCGGTGGCTGCATATGGGCGGGGCCTGCTTCACCGCAGCCCACGTCATCAGCAGGGGCCTCCAGTTCAAACAGGTCAGCTGTCATGCCTCGTCCCCCATCACGGAATCGTCATCCAGCAGATCTTCCTGCTTGCTGGTCACGATCAATTGCACCTGGATGTATTGGTCGCCCGAGTAGAGCTCCCCCAGGGCGATGCGGTTCTCCTGTTCGCCGCTGGCCAACAGCTCGGTCAGCAGCGGTAACACGACCTGCTCGGCCCGTTGGGCGATATGAATGGCGTCAATGCTCATGCCGGCTCCCTCTGATTCAGCGCGCGAAACAGCTGATGCCAGCGCAGGTTTTGTTGGGCTTGAGCTCGAAGGGAGTTCCCCTCCGAGCCACGGTAGAGATAAGAATGCCGGGTATTGCCCTGCAGCCGGGTCGACAGCTCATGCAGGGCGGCGATGGCCGCCTGCGGATGGATGTGGTTAAACAGACCTTTCATGCGCTCCCCTCCACGATGCGGATAGCGCCAGACGTCAGGCGCTCCATGCGGGCGTATCCGTGCTGGCCACGTAGCCAGGTAGTGCCGCAGTTGATGTAACCGCGGCTGGCCAGGTAGGCACTGGCGGCCTTGATAGTGGGTTCGGTGTGGCGAGTGATAACGGCGGCCATGGTCAGGCCTCCGCTATCTGGTTGGGGGCTTGCCCGGTCAGCAGCCAGTCAAGGTGCTGTTTCAGGTCTGCATGGTTGGCAATCAGCAGGAACAGGCCACCGCCAATCTCGCGGTACCCCAGCTCGTAGTTCTTGAGCGTGGTAGGGGGGATATCCAGCAGCGCGGCAAACTTGGGGCGGCTCATGCCCAACTGCTCCCGCAACTGGCGCAGGCGCTTGGCGGCATGATGGTTGAGCAGGTTGATTTGGGTCGGTTGTGCGGTCATGGTCAGACTCCTTGTTGAGCAGTGCAGGGGTTGATGCGGTGAAACAGAGAGGCCCAAGCCAGGGCGGTGGAGCGTTCCATAAGCGCCACACCGTCCGGGTGTTGGCTAAGACGGGTGCCATACCGGCCCGTCAGCTTGCGTTGCTGGATGCGAAGGTTGCGCAGGGCGCAGGGGATCGCTAAAGTTGTCATGTCGACTTCCTCATACGTTGTTGATAGAGGCCCGCTTGGAGTTGCAGCTCCGTAATGCGGGCTTTTTATTGCCCTATGGGTCGCGGGCCCTGTTGTGTCATCTGGTTTGCGGCCAGAACGGCTTGTTTCAGCTCCAGTCTTTTCGTTCTCTCCCTCTTCAATCTCTCGATATCGCCAACCGGTTTTCTCACCGGTGCCGGGTGCCATACTTTGCTGTCACAGCCGCCACGAAATTCCCCTTGATAATCCAGTGCCAGTACCGCCAAGCGGATTGCCTCGCGCTGCGAATGGGGCAGGGTTGAAAGGGTCGCAGTCATCAGCTGACCGCGTGACTGACGGGCGATGGTGCAGATGGCGGCCTTCTTGGCTGAGCTGATAGCCAACCAGTCGGTATCCAGGTTGGAGCGGGTCTTGCCGAAAATCTCGCGCAGCAGCATGCAGCCTGCTGTGTTCATGGCGACCTGTTCCGCTGGCGTCAGCCCGGCGAGGTTGCGTTGTTCTGAATCAATATGTTGTTGCATGGTGTCTCCCTTACATGGTCGCAGCTTGCACCAGGATGTCTGATGCGCAGGCCAGGGCCGGTATCGCTTGAAAGCGGGCTTCTACGTCATGGATCAAGATGGCCAGTGACCCCATGGCCGAGGTGGCCACGCTCACCAGGGTGTTGCGTTCAGAGCGGGTGATCCGGCCGCGTTCGGTCAGCTCCAGCGCCCGCTGGCCAATGCTGGCGATCTTGGCGTTCAGGTCGATCGCCTGATGGGGCAGGGAGGGAGCTCGTTCAGATTTGGGGATAGCAACGGCAGTCAAGCCACAGCCAAACAGTGCGCCATCGAACAGGGTTTCATCGCCGTCACTTGCCTGGGTGATGGCAATCAGCTCGGCCACAGTGAGTTCGTGGGGCTGATCGGGGTTTAACTTGTTGCGCAGGAGCTGCGGGTTCATGCCGACCCGTTGGGCGATCTCGGCCATGTTGTGACTGGCCGCAAAGCGTTGGCAGGCGCTGATCCAGTGCGGATGTTTGCTGGCGTATTCGGTAAACATGCGAGGTTCTCCTTGACCCGTTATGGTGTCTGCAGGTTCATGCGAGCGTCATGGTGACGTAGCGCTCGGCCTGATAACGGGCCTGCAGGAACAGGGCGTAAAGGTTGACCTCGCGAGGTGCGCCCGGACCGTCTTGCAAGATGGGCAACTGGCCGCGGTCGGCGCGTTTCTTGATAGCCCCAATGCTCATGCCTTGGCGCTTGGCGTACTCCTCCAGGCTTTCGCTGACGCGATTGCCAAAGGGGTAATCAAGCGGCAGCTGGCTCACATCGCTGGGGATGCGGATGGGTTTGATTCGAGTAGTCATGATGAATCCTTCTCAGGGGGTTCAAACACAGGGGGTGGGTTGTTGCGAGGTACTGCGTGAGTCGGCCTTTAACTTGCCGCCGGTCAGCACCTCGATTTGGTAGGCTCGACCTTTGGGGATGGTTTCGCTCCACTTGCTGACCGCAACATGGGAAATACCAAGAGCTTTGGCAGTCGCTGTGACGGTGCCGAAGTGTTCTAGAACTACACTTTTCTGCATTTTAAAATCCTCCATATTGTCACCTAAGTGTCGGGTGACAACTAAAGGTAACTTATGGGTCGGAAAGGGGTCAAGTTGTTTCGTTGCTTTAGTTACCTTACTGGGTGGTAACTTAGGTTTATGGAAACTATCAATGACCGCATATCAGCGCGCAGACGTGCGCAGAAAATGAGCCAAGACGAGCTGGCTAAGCGAATCGGGATAACCCGGGTGTCGATTAGCAAGTGGGAGTCGGGACTTAACCAGCCAAAAGGGCGCTATCTCAATGATTTAGCGGCAGCGCTGGGGGTCACTGTTGACTGGCTTCTGACTGGTGACGGGGAGGCGAGGGGACAGCCTGCACCGGAAGCTATGCCTGGATATCACAACGTCGAACCGGCCGTGATCCCGCAAGGAACACGAGTACCGGTGCTGAGCTATGTCCAGGCAGGCCACTGGCACGAGATGTGTGAGCAGGCCACTGCTTTTGATGGCAACGTCGAGTATGTGACGGCGGGGGTCGATGTCGGCCCTTGTGGTTTCGGCCTCTGGTTGCGTGGCAAGTCGATGGAACCCTTCTTCAAGGAAGGTGACCTCATCATCGTTGACCCTGAAGAAGCGCCCCAACCAGGGGATTTCGTCGTTGCTAAGAACGGCAGCGAAGAAGCTACCTTCAAGAAATACCGGCCCCGTGGCATTGACGAGAGCGGACAAGAGGTGTTTGAACTGGTCCCCCTCAACGACGATTACCCCACCATGCACTCCGACCGGCAGCACATCCAGATCATCGGCGTGATGGTAGAACACAGATCATATAGAAAAAGACAAACAAGGTGTTAA